CAAGAGTCACCCACTTCGCATAGTGTATTCCCCTGTAACACAGAAAGGCAAAGACCCTCTCTGGATTATGTTTTTCTGGATCGTATTGTGGGACTTCTGGTGTTTCCCATCTTAAATGTAACATTTGTCTTAACCTCCTGTAACAATATTTATTGTTAGGAGATCTTGACAATAAAAAAGAGACCCCTAAAAAGAGGTCTCTGTATCAGTGCGATACTTAATTTAGAATGTGAACTTCACACCTGCTTTTGCAGACCAGTCAATATCGTCTTCTGCAGTAACACCAGAGATTTCTCCGTAGAACTTATCATAAGAACCACCAAGGTATCCTACTAGTTCAACATCTCCGAACTCATCAGCAGCTTCTGTATGAGTCACTGTAGGACCACCAGACACATACCAGTCAATTCCATTAGATGTTGTACCTTCGTATCCAACTACTGCTTCTAATCCACCAGATGTGTATGCACCATCAGGATAAGAACCTGTTGCTTCCAAGTTAACGTATGGACCAGCAAAGGCTGCACCAGCGAATAGGAATGGAGATGCTGCTACTGCAGCGATTGTTGATTTAATCATTTTTTTTAAAAGTATCTCGCAGACAATAAAAAACCTGCGGATGGAAATTCTTTCGACTAAGAATTTTACATTCTACGCAGGGTTACGATCTTTCGAGTCCTTTGTTCTATGTAATGATATTTAGTATATCATGAAGTAAAAACTGTGTCAAGCTATACATTTGTTACTATTTTAACATGTTCGATTGCTTTTGGTAACAAATAATATTCCTTTCTCTGTATCGCTTTTGTCAAAGATTCAATATCATCATTAGGTAAAATTGGAACTTCCTCCTGCATAATAATTTTTCCACTATCCAATTCTTCATTGACATAATGAACTGTTACTCCAGTGATACTATCACCATTTTCAAGAGCCTGTTCGATTGCATGCAAACCTTTATACTTTGGTAATAATGATGGATGAAGATTTATAATTCGATTTGGAAATGCATCAATTAATTTTGATGAAACTACTCTCATCCACCCTGCAAGAACAATTAAGTCTACTTTCCATGCCTTCATTACATCAATAATTAGATCTTCTCTTTTACTTTTAATATGTGTATGAGGAATACCTAATTTACTTGCTCTCTTTGCTGCACCACACTTTTCTTTGTTGTGAATCATTATCACAACTTCATCCTCTCTACATGTTCGAACTATGTTCTCGAAGTTTGTTCCGTTCCCAGAACACATAACTCCTATTCTCATTTAACTATTGATAATATCTTGTGTAGTTTTCCAGTCTTTATCAAATATTTCCAGTCCCTTATCAGTAAGAACATGATTATACATCTTATCAAATACAGCAGGTGGCATCGTTACAATATTAGCACCATTTGCAAATGACTGCGAAACACTATTCACATATCTGATTGATGCTGATAATATTTTTGTTCTGTGAATTGCTTGAACTCTATAAACCTCATCAATATCTCTAATAAGTTGCAAACCTGCAATAGAGTTATCATCAAGTCTACCTACAAATGGTGAAACATATGCTGCTCCTGCCTTTGCTGCTAATATTGCTTGTGCCACATCGAATATTAAAGTTACATTTACTCTAATTAAATTTTTAGATGATAGTTCTGCACATGCAAGTAATCCATCAGGTGTACAAGGAACTTTAATTGTTGCTGATCTAGCAAACTTAGTTGCGAGTCTTATTCCTTCTTCTATCATTTCATTGGAATCACCAACAACTTCCATACTGATATCTCTCAAACCAATATCTTCTAATTCTTTGTAGACATCCTCTGGATCTCTACCACTTCTCATTATTAATGTGGGATTTGTAGTGACACCATCAATTAAACCTGTACCATAATACTTTCGAATTAAATCAGTGTCTGCGGTGTCTAGGAAAATTTTCATAACTTCTGGAAGATGCATATCATATATAAAAAAAAGAAGACCATCTGCCCGACTCTTTTGAGTTGCATCTTAGGTCTAAAAAAAAGAGGGAGGTTGGATTCCTGTGTACCAACAAACAACGGGCATTACTACAGAAGTAAATACGTTGTTGCCTGAGACCCGATTGGTTGATCGGTTCTACCTCTCGGTAGCAGCACCACCTGTGTCTCATCACCTTAACCAGCGGTTGCCAGTAAGTTTATTCAGTCACTCCCATGTTGCGTCCAACAAATATACTATATTATATGTTTAATTTGTTGTCAAGCTACTGGTGTTGGTTCTGTGACAACTTCTGATTCTGCTGGTGCTGGTGCTGGTGCCTCTGCTTCTGCTGGTGCTTCTTCTGTTGCTTCTGGTAGAGTAACTCCTATTTGCTGCAAGTACTCAATTGCACCTGATGCTCTTAAAAGTAGTTCTCTTTTTGCTGCTGCTTGTTGCTGCAATTCATTAATTTCAGTTAACAAAGTCTGTCTCTGTTGTAATAGATTTGTTAAATGATCTTGTTGTTCTGACATAATGTTTAATAAAATAACTTAAGTTCTGGGTTATTTATACAGTTTTTATTTTCCTAAATAGCACATAGGTATATTGTCTCAGGGCATGAAAAAATTTCTAACCATCGTTATGCTTTTGATGACCGCACCCTTAACTGCAAAAGCAGATTTAGTGCATAAATTATCGACCAGCACACAACTTTCAGTTGATGCGGCTGCGACTCAATCGACTCGTATTGGATCGACATATAGTTCTAGTGGTAACAATATTTCCGTTGCAGACTCAGCAGATTTTGGTGGGTTAACCGCACCAGGATCAGTGACAGCAGCAGCAACCATGAAGCAAACTGATTATGAATTGACCACAGCAGGGTCTGCATATAGCTTTAGTGAATCATTCACTTATGGTGATGCAGTAAATACTATTGGTTCAGGTGTTGATGTAGCTGCAGGTGTCGTAGCTGATATGCCAGCATTTGGTGAGGTTACAACATCAAGTGGTGGTGTTGCAGGTTCATTAGCTGGAACAATTACATCTGCGGGTGTCATGACAATAACAGCTGGCGGAGCTGGTACTGACGCTGTAGGACAATTTGTTAGTGAATTGACAATTAACTAATTTATGTTATAATGACTAATGAAAAAGATATATGTCCTAAGTGTGGTTGCATGTGTCCTTGCGAGTGCGAGGACTGCGATTGCTGTCCCAGTGGTACCTAATTTCACCCAGGGCGCGATGACTTCAACCACCGAAACTACTTCTACGGTGGTGGAGACGATAAATTCGATGAATTATGATACAGGCTATCAGTATGTCATCACTGGTACTAATGTAGAAATGGATGGGACATCAATATCACCAACAGCAAATGTGACGACTGAAAATACCATTGACGGAGTGACTTCAACATGGACTGGTTTAGATCTAAACACAAAACCAAACTTCACAATGACATCACCAGGAGTAGCTTTCCAATTCACAGAAAGTTATTCTGGACCAGGATTAAAGACGCAAACAATAATACAGCGCACAACCACGATTCAAAGTGTCACAAACACGACAAGCACGTTCTCAAACTGATTGCACTAAGTCTCACATTAGGAACAGCAACTCCTTCATTTGCAACTGATGTGGGTGGTGTAAGTGCAACAGCAAATCCCATAGCTAATTCTTCGGGCTCAGTGACCAACCAGGCAATTCAGGTTTTACAAGGACCGTATATAACAAACACTTATGGTGGTGGGATACAGTGTCAAGGACCTACCATGAACCTTACACCCTATGCAAACGCATCGGTTTCATATAAAAAACCATTTGAAAGAATGTACCTCGATCCAGTGTACAACAACGCAGACAATGATGATGATAATATTCCAGACAATCCTGGTGAAATCTTATATGAGATCCCTACAAGAACTGGTCAGCAAGACAACTATACAATTTCATTAGGTTTCTCTGCTACATGGTCAAAACCACTTGACAAAGAATTACAAGCACAATGTAAAGAAGCAGCACAGGCAAATATAAATTTAATGACTCAAACAGTTGCAAACAAAAGATTAGACTTTGAAATTGCAAGACTTAAGAACTGTGGAGAACTAATGAAGGCTGGAATTGTATTTCATCCAAAGTCTCCTTATCATAGTGTATGTGCTGATGTTATGTTAGTCAATCCACCTGGTGTAGTTGGTGAACATAATCATAAGATTACACCAAACCCAAAAGGTGATGCTAAAGACTTAAAAACTGTTTCAATCGGAAGAATTAAATAATTATTTTTTCTTAATCGGTGGGAGACCTTTCTTTTCTCGATACTTGTTTGTTCTTATCTCTGCCATAGAAGGTCTCTTAACGTCTTTACCTATTTTTTTCTGTATCGTTGCCCATAATTTTTTAATTACAGGTCGTATAACCCTTATTAACAGTGGTGTTGCTGCTGCACCTGCTGTAGCCACAACTGCTAATGCTGTCACAGTCGATGCCTGATTTAATGGTGGAAGAAACTTTTCGACTGCTGTAGTAGGTTCATACAATGTCTCACAGGTTTTTCCATCACCAAGAAGTCGATGACCTACAACTCTCTCGTCACCTGATTGAGTCACATCACCAACTCTCAACTGATTCGGACCAGGACAAGGCACTTCTTTTTCTTGAGGAACAACTTTACCTGTATCAGGAATCTCTGGTGCTGGTGGTGCAATTGCTGGAGGTGGTGCTGCAACAGTGGGAATTACCCTTTCTGGTTCAAAATTCATCGCATTATAGGATGGATACTCACCATGTGGACACAATATTGTGACACCATTTGGATCATCATTTACCAAATCACGATCAAGAGGTAATTTATTTGCCCCTATTTTATTATCTTGATGAGATTCAACACAACCAGGTAACTCAACAATAGGGAAACCCAAATATAAAGTTACGGGTGCGTAGGTATTAGGAACAGCAGGAGGAGTATGCAACCATGCTCTTGACCATATCTGTTGAATTTCTACATTTGGTATATGAATTTCTTCAATTCGTTCCATTAAAATTTAGGAAGGGGAGCACTAGGCAATGCTGGTCCTGTTGTCTTTGGTAATACTCCTCCCATCACATCTGGTAACATACCACCGACAGATCCCATGACTGATTCTGTAATTTTAGATTTAACTCCATCTATGATTGCATCTTTACGTATGAATACATATCCACCAAGTCCTACGACTGTAAGTGATACAACTCCACTTGCGATTGCGATTGCATTAATAATTTTTTGCATTGTTTTAACCCTCGTTTAATGATCCGAATGACCTACGAATTTCACGTAGTTCTTCGAAATTTTTTTGTTTTGTTCCTCCATCATATGCCCAAGCATATCCTTCGGTAATCATTTGTTCGTTGAGTGATACATCAGCATCGCCAACGTATAACCAACCAAGCAACCTACCATACTTACCCATGCCACCTTTAAGTTCAGTTCGTATAGTGAGTTCATCATCTCCATCGATTGCTCCTTCCAGTTGTTCTTTCATCCAGTTTGTAGCATCTAATCCCAATG